TTTCCCCTTTCACGGTTTAGGCGAATGTTACGTCGCCGGTGAGGCTGAGCGATGCGGTTACGACTCCGGTGGCGTCGTAGTTCAGGTCGAGGCCGTCGATGCTCATGGTCGAGCCGGTCCAGGTGCCTGTGGCGCTGGCGACGATGACGGCAACGGTCGAGCCCGCTGTGATAGCGGTCTGCAACGCGGCGTAGAGGCCGGCGGCTTCGTCGTACAGGAAATCGACCGACATAGTCGAGTTAAGGTCGGTCTGATCGAACGCGACCGAGTCGAGGGTCTTAGTGCGAACGATGGTGGGCGTCGTGGTGATGGTGCCCGTGGTGATCTGGCTTTCGTACTGGGTAGCGTCCACCGACAGGTTGATCGCGGCCCCAGCAACTGACACAGCTGGCATTTTCTATTCCTTCCAATGGGCCGAGACATTTATCTCGGTGGTGAGTACGGTGCCCTGGGCTCCGGTGTCTTGGAGCTGTGGGGCGTTTACCTGCTCGACGTTCATCGAGCCAGGAATATTAGCGAGGACTACGTCTACGGCGTCCTCGATGTCTGTGGTGGCGGCCTCGTTGCTGCGCGGGCTTATCACGACGGTTACGCGCCAGCGCACGCGGTAGTTGAGGGGGCTGCCGATGCGCTCGGGCACGATCCAGGGGCTGTCGGGAATGATGACGATAGCCGGAGGTTTGGGGACCGCTGGCATAGTGTCGTAAACCCTGTAGCCGTTGCCGTCGAGGGCGACTATTAGGGCTGTGCGGGCTTCGGTACTGAGGGCCATTAGCCGACGACCCCACCCATGTTCAGGTAGGGCGCTAGGAGCGCCATTACGCGCTTAGTTACCCACACGCTGAGCCGGTAGGCACCTGGGGAGAAATCGGTGGCTACTGCCTGTCCTCCGGCCGCTGTCCGTGCTTGGAATATTTCGACGCCCACAGCTAGGGCTGCCTCTTTGCAGGCTGCTGGTTCTGCCGTGTAGGCGGCTGTGGTGATTAGGGAGCCGACGATATCGTCGCTGGCCTCGGCAATTTGGTCGAGGTCTGCGTCGATAGGCGCGACGTAGTCCAGGTCTAGCGCGTCGGCTAGTTCCTGTCCTGTCACTAATGCCATTTCGTCGGCTCCCTAATCGTTACCCGTGGTTTACGGGATATCTTCCATGGAGATAACGCCAGCGGCGTTGTACGTCGCGGTAACGCCGTAGCCGTAGATCGAAACGTCCCGGCCGATCTTGCCGACGTTCTCGGCGGTGGCGAGGCTCGGGCCGTCCTCGATCCAGGAAGCTGCGCCGCTGTTGGACACGATGATCGAGCCAGCTGCGAGGTTCCGGTCGTGGATCACGGGCAGGCCGGAAACCTGGACTCCGAGGGTTCCAGCGGTCGCGACGCCGGACACGTTCTGCACGCCGTAGGGCAGCGGGAAGAAAGTGGACCAGCCACCGATCGCGTTAAACACGTTCGACGCGACGAGGACGAATTCGGCCGGGCGGCCGGTCGCGGTCTCGACGGCGACGGACGCCTGGAACACGCCGGAACGGAAAGCCGATCCGTCGGTGTCGCTTGCGAAAACGTACTCCTGGGGAGTCGAGGCCGCGACGATTGCGTCCACGAAAACGTTATCGGTGACGAGCGCGTAGGACGCTGCCATGATCCGGTTGTGGGCGTCGAGGTAGGACGGGCTCGAGCGCTGCAACAGCTGGTAGCTGATGTCTGACGCTGCGCCGTAGGTGGCCAGAGTGGCCGTGCCCTTAGCGATATCGACTCGGACGCTGTTCAGCTCGTCCTTTTCGGCTGCCTGTGCGGCAACAATCGCGGAGAGATCGCCGGCGTAGTACGGCCAGTTAAATTCGAGGCCGGTCTCGCCCGCCGACTCGGTGCCGAACGCGGTGATGCCTGGGCGGCCGAGGTCCACGATGTTCTTGACTTCCTGCATCCAGTTAGGAGGCATGACGCCGGGGTTATTGGTCGTGATCTGATCGACCAGGGCGCGGGTCTCGGTCTCACCGTTGAGGACGGCCTTTGAGAATTCGCCGAACGTGCGGTAAGCGGCCAGCGGGTGGACGGGCTCGGACGCGAACGCCTTAGCCTCGATGGTGCTGATGTTCTCGCGAATTTGCGCGATTTGCTCGCGTGCTTCGCTATCGACCGAGGCCTGGACCTCGGGCGCGGTGTCCATGCTCTCGGACATTGTTTCTCCTTCTTCTCGGATATCCGATACGCCTGCGTCGGCGTATGCGGGGTATGGGGTGAGGCTCACCTCGAGGAGGCGTGCTGCTTCATGTTGAACTTTGTCGCGGGTCTTAGCCCAGGCGCTTTTGATCGGCTGGAATCCGACGGATAGGCCACGGCTGGCGCCCATGCGGGCGAGCGTCGCCGCGTCCCTGCCTAGGGTCGTGTTAGCGATCTCAAAATCGATGTAGAGGCCGTCGTCCCGGTTCTCAGCTCCCGTGATGATGCCGACGGGCTCGTCGTGCCGATAGGCCAGGGGCTTACCGATGACGTCATCGACGCTAAAGGATTCGCGGGCGAATGATTCCTCGATGCCGCCTAAGTTGGTGGGGACCTCGTAGGGGACGGCTCGACCGTGGCCGACTCCGACTACGTCGCCCTCGGCTTCCTCGCGGTACTCGAAAACGTACTCGCCGACTTCTAGGGTTTTCATTGTGTGATTCCTTCCGGGGTCAGGCTGACGCCGAGAGTCGGCAAGTCGAGTACCTGTTGGGCTTGCTCGGTTGTCAGGACGCCTAGCGGTACCAGCTGGGTAATAAGGGTGGCTAGTTCGCTGGGGTTCTGACGTAGGAATAGGCTGGTATCAAACTTGACGGCGTGCCCTCGAGGGGTAACGTCGTCCATGCTGAGGCGCTGCTGCACTAGCGCCATAACCGGCGAGAGGCTGAGGTCGAGGAGCTGCCGGTACAGGTCTACGCGGTTAGCGTAGGTGAGGCTCGAGCCGGGTACAGCTGCTCCGACGAATACCGGGTCGATGTTGCACAGGCGGGCGATTTGTAGAGCTGCTGTGGCTTTAGCCTCGACCAGCTGTACGTCGCGGGCACTAAAGCCCATGGTTTGGGCGTCGATGCTGCTATTCAGGTAGGCGGTGCCACGGTTAGCGCGGGCGGTTTCCCACGCCTCGAGCAAGGCGTCCACCTGATCGGCCGATAGGTCGGCGCCGGAATTCTTGAGCGCTACTGAGGGGATCGGGGACTCGGAATACATCAATGTAGCGGCCTCGAGCGCTGCGGCCGTGTTGATCGCGGTGGCGCCGTTAGCGAGCCAGCCGCCGGAGCCGTCGCCGTAGAACTTGAGGACGTCGCGGGTCGGTACTCGGTTCCCGAGCCAGTAGAAAGGATCGGAGGGTGGGTAGCTGTTGGCGTCGATGCCGGTATTAGTGGTCGTGAGGTCGTTTACGTCCTCGACCCGCATGACCTGAACCTGGTTCGGGAAGCCTTGCCAATCTCGGCCGGTTACGAGCAGGTAGGCGCGGTCGAATAGCAGCAGGTCGGTTACCAGGCGGGTAATTACTGCCGAGTAGGGCAGCGTGGTGCTGGGCTTTTGTAGGAAAGGCCGCGGGACGATTGCATCGTCGCCGACGTACTCGCGCAGGGGGAACGCGCTAATAACATGGGTGTAGGTCTTAACGGCGTCAGCGAACGCGGGTACCTGCATGGCCGTGGTGCGGCCCACGCGGGCCTGTAGATTGTTTGTGAGCAGCGCTGTTAGACCATACGTCGCTTCTCGGACATGCGGGACCGGAGACTCGGCCGCCGACCGCGCTGCGACAGATTCGGCGATGGTCTCCTGGTCCCGCACGATCCTTAGTGAACGGGGAAACGCCACACGGTTATCCTATATCATGCGCGGCGGCGTGCGTATATCTGCGCCACGGGGCGTGGTGTTTTTGATGCCTGCCAGCTGGCGAACATGACCGCTCGAGCCGCGTACACGCCGGCCTTCCCCATGGGGGCCGTCAATACCCAGCCAGATTGACGTCGGCTAATCGTCGATCCCGCTAGGTGCTCTTGGAGGATCAGGTCGCCCGTGTGGTGGATCGCTCGACGGTCGAAAAGGTCGAGCAGGTTCTGGGTAGCGGCTGCAGCTTCACGCTGGCCGACCAGGGTGTCGAATTTGTTGGTTAGTCGATCGACGTAGCCGGGCGTTACCATGATGTATAACGCTGGGTTTTTTTGCCTAATTTCGGTTAGCCGGTCGTCTACTTCCTTAATGGTTCGATGGGTGGTGACGCGGGTGACGATGTTGCCGTCGCTGTCTGGTGCCGCGATCGCTACAGCGTGGCCCATGCCATCGAAATCGGACTCGACCGCCACGGTCCAGGTCCCCTCGGGCAGGTCCTGATCTGGATAAGTGGTCTCGGCCCACACCGAATCTCTAAGCCAATGATCGGACCTGGTTACCCATTGGTTCAGCCATTCCCTACGCCACGCGCTTTCCTCGACGTTATTCCATTGCTGCCGTAGGAATGTGGCCCGCTTTTCGTTCCATTCTGGGCTGGCCCATCGCCAGGTGGACTCGAGCTCGGGGTCTGCGTCCGGTGGGCTCGACCACTCGAGGAGCAGAGTCGATCCGATCTGGGGGCTGTTTAATTGGTCGAGAGCTCTACCTCGGTAGACGCTCATCAGGTCCGAGGTGGAATCCCCAGCGGTCGAGACTAGGTACAGCTGCGGCTGGATACGCTCGGCCATAGTCGGAGCGATAGCGTCATCGACTACGTCCCGTTTTACTTTCCAGGCTTCATCGATAAAGGCCATGGATACCGAGTAGCCGACGCCGGCACTTTCGTTAGCGGCGTGGATTAGCCAGCGGTCCCCTGTGGGTATTTCGATGCCGCTTTCCATGTTGCCCCATTTGACGGCCTTTTTTCCGTACTTGTTTACGGCCCACAATCCGGCGGGGCGCATAACTTCCATAGCGGTCTGCCGCCGGTTAGCCACATGGAGGATCGTCTGGGTTTCGCCGAATAGGTCGGCCTGGTGCAGCCGCCATAGGCACAGCGCACGGGATAGCCAGGACTTTCCTGATTGTCTCCCTACCGTGATCATCACGGTCGGCCATATCAGCTGCCCGTTTTCGTCATGCTCAAGGGCACGATCCAGGGCGTACCGCTGCCAGGGCCGTAACGTCATGCCGTAATGCTCGAGGACCCACTCGGCAGCCTGC